GATGGTACTTATGCATATATTAACCAGTATAGCATCGATAGCTCTGGTTTCTTAGGATATTTTGATTATGTGTTTAGTGGTGCATTTGCTAATCTTAATTTCTATCCAACTAAGTTTGAATTGAATAATTATGTTATTGATTTTATTTCTGTTGACTTTAACAGAATGACTGGTGTTGGAACTGGTGCTGTTACTGGAATTGGATCTACATCTATAGGAGATTTAGTCACAGTTACTGGATTTACTACGACGACTGCTATTGGAGCAGCAAGTAGTATTCTTGGTATTAGTTCAACTAACTCTGCGGCTAATAAAGTAATAGTTGAAGTTGTGCAAACTACTGCTGGTATCGCTACTCATCAGTTAGCAGAAATTAATATTGTTCATGATAATAGTGGTAATGATTCTGGTACAGGATTTGTTGATTATGGTGCTTTCTGTAGTGGAGGAATGATTGGAACATTTGGAGTTGAAACAAATGGACCAACTAATTTAAATTTCTATCCAAATGCTGGTGTTAATACTACATGTGCAGTTAAGATTGTTGATTATGAATTTAATTCCAATGCTACTGGAGTTGGTTCTACAACATTAGTAGAAGGAATGATGGAGTCATTCTATACTTCTATTTCTGCTTCTGCAACTCCTGGACAAAATAATATTTGTGGATTTACAAGCACAGAGTATGAAGGTGCTCATTTCATAATCAATGTAGAAGATACAACTAACAGTAAAGCATCTCTTAGAGAAATGCTTGTTTCTCAATCAAGTGATGGTATTATTGCTCAAGCATATTCTTCAGAGTATGGTGAAGTTCTTACTTATGATGATGATGGTAATGGATTGGATGTTGGATTAGGAACTGTTGGTGCTGGTTTCTCAGGTAGTGATTTCTGTGTTTACTTTACACCAAATGCAAACATAGCAACTAAGGTAAGAGTATATGGTCAAACTGTAGAAAATCAAAGGTCTGGTGGTATTTCTACTCTTGGAATAGGAGATGGAAATTCAATTGGTCAATTCCGTACTGGGGAAGGTACTTATAGTGGTACTCTTTCTGTTGTTAAACGTAACTTTAATCTTACTCACAGAAACAGACCAATCTTTAGAAAGGTTTGGGATCCTGAAGTTGATACTTCAGTTATTAGTATTGATGCAAATACAATTCAATTAGCAGATCATTTCTTAGTTAGTGGTGAGAAACTTACATATGCTTATGATGGAGCTGGTATTGCTACAGTTGGTGGTGTAATTGGAACTACTGTTTATGCTGTTAAAGTTAGTGAAGATTTAATTAGATTAGCACCTACTGCATCTGATGCTCTTGCAACACCTCCAACAGTTCTTGGATTTACTACAGTTGGAACTGGTAATAGTCATTCTATTACATCTCATAAGCAAGACACTAAGTGTTTAATTGCTCTTGATAACAATATCCAATCACCAATTGTTTCTACTGGTGTTACTGTTGGATTGGTTAGCACCATGAATGCTTCGCAGGTTAATGCTCAGATAACAAATGTTGCTTCAATGGTTGGTGGAGATATAATAAAAGTTGATGATGAATATATGAGAGTTAAATCTACTGGATATGCTGGTATTGCAAATCAGTTATTAGTGGATAGAGGATGGTTAGGTAGTGATCTTGGAGTTCACACAGTATCTTCTGGTAACAATCTTGTAGTTACTAAGTATGATGGTAATTACACCATATTAGGTAATTCACTAAACTTTGTAGAACCTCCTTATGGTGAAGAGGGTTATGCTGGATTACAAACAAGATCTACTTTCCAAGGAAGATCATTTATCAGAACTGCAGAGTCTGATGATAATGAGGCTTACAATGATAACCTCCTCTTTGATTCTATCTCCAAAGATTTTACTGGTATTGCTAAGACATTTACGTTAACAAGTTCAACTTCAAATGTTGTTGGGTTCTCTACTAATAATGGTGTATTCTTATTAAATGAGATATTCCAAGGCCCAGATGTTGACTACACTTTAACTGAAGATACTAGTGGAATATCATCCATTACATTTACAGGAACTGCTTCATCAGTAACAGCAGATTTGAATGTTGGTACTCTTCCTAGAGGTGGTATTCTTGTTAATGTTGGTTCTTCAGAGGGAATGGGATATCAACCATTAGTTGCTGCTGGTGGTACTGCTGTTGTTTCTGGATTAGGAACTATTGAGTCAATTTCTATTGGTAATAGTGGTAGTGGATATAGAATTGGTATTCAAACTGTTTATGTTGGAGTAGGTACTTCGGGTGCTACTGGATATCCAAATATTGTTTCTATTGGTACTGCTGTTGTTGAAAGTGGATACGTTGTAAGTATTGGAGTTACAAATGCTGTGGCTGCTGGATATACTTTTGAAAATCCACCTAAAGTCTTTATTGATGCACCTACTGGATATGATAATGTACCTTTAGTTGCTGCTGGTGGTTCTACTACAAGTGGAGTAGATGCTACCGTTGATATTACAGTTGGTTTAGGTAATAGTGTAACTCAATTTAGGATTAATAATACTGGACGTAATTATGCCGTTGGTGATGTATTAACTGTTCCTGCTAATACTGCAAACTTTACTGGTATTCCAACAACTGGTACACCTGCAAACTTTAAAGATTTCCGTATCATTGTTGAATCAGTTCATGATGATAGTTTCTCTGGTTGGACATTTGGACAATTAGAAGTACTTGATAACTTTAGTCCATTCTTCGATGGAGTTAAAAAATCATTTACAATAAACAAGGCAGGAGTTCCTGTTTCACTTAGATCTGCTAAAGGATCACCTATTAGAATTCAAGATAATTTACTTATCTTTATTAATGATATTCTACAAGATCCTGGTGTTTCTTATGAGTTTAAGGGTGGTAGTGTTATTGACTTCCTTGAAGCACCTAAAGAGGGTGATAGTTTAAAGGTTTATTACTTTAAAGGATCTGCTACTGACTCTGTATTTGTTGATATTATTGAAACTATAAAGAAAGGTGATAAGATTCGTCTTCGTGATGAAGCCACTAAGTCTTCAACCTTTGGATTTGATCAAACTGAACGTATTGTTAGTGGTATTCAAACTTCTGATAAGTTCAGCACGGTTCAGTACTTTGGTCCTGGTATCACCACCAATACTGCTATGGAACGTCCTTTGACATGGATCAAGCAAAAAGATGATATTGTTGTTGATGGTGTATATGTTTCTAAAGCAAGAATCATCAACGAATCTGCAATTACTCCTTCTACTAGAATTATTAGTAATGTTGGAGTTGGTTCTACAACAATCTACGTTGAGAGCCTCCGTCCATTATTTGATGATAATGAGGAAGGATATACAGGTTCTGAATTAAACTTGGTTATTGTTGATGAAAATGGACCTAAGATTTCTGCTGCTGCAACTGCTATCGTTTCTGACACAGGAACTATTAGTCTAGATTTGACAAATGCAGGTATGGGATATACTGAAGCACCTACAGTTTCTATTAGTACATACTTTGGTGTAAGTACACTTGCAACTGCATCTGCTACAGTCAGTGCTGCTGGAACAGTTAATACACTAACTGTTGATGAAGTTGGTGCTGGTTATACTAATGCAACTACACCTTTAGTTCTAATTGGAGAACCAACTGGTGTTGCTGATACACTTGGAACTCCTACCATACAAGGAGACTTTGGATTTATTTCTGGTATTGCTGCTACTACTGTTGGAGTCGCATCCACTGGACTAGTGTTTGATTTATATGTAAATGAATTATTCAGAGATGCTACCAGAGTTGGTACTGCAGTGACTATAACTGCATTAACAGCAGGTGATAAATTTATGGTACATAATTCTAATACTGGTATTGGATTAACATCCTACGGTACTGGAACTGGTATTGGCACTGTTGGCATTGGATCTACCTTTATAGATAACATATATGAGGCCATGTCTGTTTCATATAGTGAAAATTATGTAGTAGGAGTTGGTACAACTGGGGTTCAAAGAGTCACAGTTAGTGTATCTTCTACAGAAAGTGTTACTACTGGAATTAATAGTTACTTTGGTAATTATACATTCGGTAAGTTGACTAATGTTACTAGAGATAGTGACCCACATGCGTTCAGTATTGTTACTGATGATGGTATTACTGGACTATCAACTGCTCCTGTAATTCGCAGAATTAAAAACATCAAACGTTCTTACTAAATAAAGAAAAAAAGTCTAAGTAAATGTCTGCTATTATAACAGATCAACTAAGGGTCTTGAATGCCGCTAATTTTGCAGCAGGTATTAAGACGACTACGAATAGTTATTATAGTTTTATTAATCTGCCGAACGCAACTGATGTTCAGTCAGATTGGGATAGTAATGTTCCTGATCCTAAAGATTCTTTCCATCAAGAGGATAGGTATTGGGATACTATGATTGCATTGAAGAAAATAAATGCTGGAGATGTAAAGAGAGTTGTAAGAAAACTTGCTTGGACTTCTGGTACAACATACGATTATTATAGAGACGATTATAGTAGAAGTAATACTGCTGCACAAACTGGAGCATCAAATTTATATGGTGCAAATTACTATGTAATGAATAGTGATTATAGAGTTTATATTTGTGTTGCTAATGGTTTTGATCCAGATAACTTATTAGGTAAACCGTCTCTTGATGAACCTCTTCACACAGATTTGGAACCAAAAGCTGCTGGTACTAGTGGTGATGGTTATCTTTGGAAGTATCTCTATACTATTAACCCTGGAGATCTTGTCAAATTTGAATCAACTAATTTTATCCCAGTTCCTGATGATTGGGAAACAACCACTAATGCAAATATTACTGCGGTAAGAGGTAACGCTGCTCTTAGTGGAAACCAATTAAAGAATATTGTTATTACTAATAGAGGTGCTGGTTACGGTAATGCTGCTACTTATACCAATGTTCCTGTTAATGGAAATGGAAACAATGCAAAATGTTCTGTAACTGTTAACTCTTCTGGTCAAGTATCTGCTGTTAGTGTTACACAAGGTGGTGATGGATATACTTATGGTACAGTTGATCTAGAAGCAGGTGGTATCACCAATACTTCTGGTAGTACTGATGCTGTTTTTAATGTCATCATTCCACCTCAGGGAGGACATGGTGCTGACATTTATAGAGAATTGGGTGCAACTAGAGTTCTAGTTTATTCTCGTATTGAGAATGATGATTCTAACCCTGATTTTGTTACAGGACAACAATTTGCAAGAGTTGGTCTTGTAAAGAATCCAGAAGAAAATGCTTCTTCTACAGTTGTTAGTGCTACTCAAGCAAGTGCTGTTTATGCATTAAGACTAACTGGAGCAGGTGTGACTGCAGCAACATTTACTGCAGACTCTAGAGTTCGTCAAACAGTTGGTGTAGGATCTACTGCTGTAGGTCAAGTTGTTGCTTGGAATGCAACGACAAGAGTTCTTAAGTATTGGCAAGCTAGTGCTCTTGCGGGATTTACTACTGCTGGTATAGCAAAAACAAATCCAGAGTATGGATTTGAGTTACATGATTTCTCATCTACTGTAGCAACAGGAGGAACAACTGTTATTAGTGGTGGATCAGTAGATTTAAATATTGATCTGGACTATAGCGGTATAACCACCGTAATAAATAATAAAACGTATAACTTAGGACAAACCTTTACAGAAGGAGTTGCTCCACCAGAAGTTAAAAAATATTCTGGAGAAATTATATACGTTGATAATAGGGCTTCAATTACGAGGTCAATTAATCAAAAAGAAGACATCAAAATCATCGTCGAGTTCTAAAACATGTCACAGGAAACGAATCTAAACGTTAGTCCATATTTTGACGACTTTGATGCGGCTAATGATTTTCATAAAGTATTATTCAAACCTGGATTTCCAATTCAGGCAAGAGAATTAACTACATTACAATCTATTCTTCAGAATCAGGTTGAAAAATTTGGTGATCATATTTTTAGAGAAGGGTCGAAAGTAATACCTGGTCAATTATCTTTCCAACAAGATTATTATGCTGTTCAAGTTGAAGCAGCATATTTTGGTATTCCTGTATCTTTTTATGCCGATAAGTTAATTGGTAAAAGAATTAAGGGTGAAGTTTCTGGAGTAACAGCAAAAGTTGTTGATTATATAACGGAAGGAGACTCGGATAATGGAAATTTAACTTTTTATCTTCAATATGA